GTCAGCAGTTTGATGTAATAAATGTATATTGTAAGCTGTTTCATCATCTCCGTGAAATACATCAATACCTTTGCTATCCCAAAATCTATTTACATCATCTGGTTTACCATCACTTCTATGTGCGGTATCTAATCCTTGACCTGCATCAAATTTATTTCTTGAATATATACGACCTAAGTTAGAAGTAAAATCTTCAGGGTTTTGTTTAACGTTTACGTTTTGTCCTGCTTGTACATCAGATGATTGTATAACCATTTCACGACCAGGACCAACAGCAGTTCGTAAATAAATATTATCTAACTGTAAATCATAACCATAACGTTTAGGATTTTTAATACTGGTGGTATTAGCTACTCTAGGCATTATACACTCGGATAAGTGATACTATTAAATGATACTGGTTCAGGAAATCTAGCTCTTAAATCTTTTCTAGCTTGTTGTATTAATAATTGTTGATATTGTAATAATGAATTTCTTATACTATTAGAACTACCAATAGGTACATTCTGTACTTGTATTTGTTGAGTAATGTAATTTGCAGTAAGACTTGGTACATCTTTTCCTGCAATTAATTGTGCTGCAACACCTGCCATAACTATTGGCTCATACTCATTTTCTAAACCAATAGAAGCTAATGTATCGCTTTCACTTGTTACAGTTACAAATTTCTTTTTAAAACTTACATAAATTGTTTTACCTGCAGTAATACCATAACTCTGCATAGCATTAACTTTATTAGGACCACTTGTATATGTAACTGTTTGTTCTGCACCTTCACTATCTGTGTATGTAAATGGATTAGGTAAATCTACAAGCTCCACAGATACTCCTCTAAATTGAGAAATAGTGCTATCTTGTCCTGCATCAAAGTCTGTATATTGTGATATAGCTTTAACTGGTGCTATTAAATAATTATCTGTTGCACCACTTAAAACATTTATACCTGTTTTAGCAGTTATTGATTTTGTTTCTACAGCAAATAAAGTTGGATATAAATTTTCAATTTGGTCTGATACTGCATCAAATACAGCTTTGCGTGAAAAAGTTGGAGATACTTTAATTAAATCCCCTGCACTATGAGCTGCAGCAGTAGTACCTCTAGCACCTCTAACTACAGTTATCTCATTAGCAACAGTATTAAGAGCAGTAGAAAACATAAGTTCTTGACCTATTTCTATTATTGTTCCTGCATCTAAAGCATCTTCTTCTTCAACAGAAAACATATCATTAGCATATCCTATAGTTGTTGAACTATTAGATATACCACCTGTTAAATAAGAATAACTTTCTAAACTATCAGCAGGTTCTAGGTATTCTCTAAATACTCTATCTACAAGATTGCCTATTGTGGTACTCATTTATACCTCTAAGAAGCTCTAAATATTAAAGTTATTTTTCTATCTGCAGCTTCTGCACTTCCTGATGATATTCTTATGTATCCTGATGAAGCAAAAGCCCAACCACTAGGGTCAACTCTTGTTACATTACCTGCTGATACTGTATAACTAACTTCAGTACCATCTGTTTCTACAACATCATACCAAGTACTTTCATCTAAAGAATAATCAAATGTAACTGCAGTACCTGTCATTGTTGCAGGGAAAATAATTCCTGTAAGCAACATTCCATCAGTATTAACAGATAAAGAATTATTTGTATCTTCTGATATATCTATAAGTGCTTCTTTTGCTATTGATTTACTAAAACTCATAATCTCCTACTTTAGCAGAAGAAATGGGAGGAAGGTGGAGTTCCCCCCAAATCTTCAATAATTTTATTTAGGCAATGTCTGCAATTTCACAATGGTATTGTGGAGGACCGAAGTCATATCCCATTTCCATGTAAACTGCTTTACCCATTCTTGCGTTGTCGCCTTGGTCAAGGTCACGAATAAACACTGTACCTTTTCCAGGAACGTTCAAGAAGATAGGAGTAACGTATGCCATGTCTACAATAAATGCCTTATTAGCAGGTAGATAATCAGACAAAGCTAATCCCATAGCTCCAAATGGAGTTACGATAGTATCAATGTCAACACCTCCGACATTTCTGTCTCTAGGTAAAATACCACCTGTCAAAGCACCTGAAACTGTTGGGTTTACAAGTTCTTTGTTAAGGTCTAATAACATTGCAGGAGAAATAAAGAGTACTGGTTCTCTTAAAGGAGCCCCTGCATCATATAATTTCTTCATAGCACCTGCTACTGTATCCCAATGTATTTTTTGGTCTGTTCCTGACCCATCACCTGCTGTATCGTTAAAATAAACGTTACCGCCTGTTAGATTACAATGAGCGTCTAAACCTCTCATTTGTCTATCAGATGATGTTCCGTCAGAGAAAGTACCATTAAATGCTTGGAACTCTGCTTTTTTAGCGACAAGTTCTAATACCAACTCAAGTTGAGCTGCCATTTCGTCATTAATTGGGTTAGTACCCTCTAATGATAGTTTGTCAATACTGTTTTTATAGTTTGCTGCCAAGTCAAATGGCACAATTTCCCCATAAGCTGCTTGAGCAGTAAATGTTACTTGTACTGCTTCATGGAATATCTCAAGCACACCTTGGATTGCAGAACGTGAACGACCATTAAAGTTTGGTGCTCCACCTTCTGAACCAGGTGTAACAGAAGATACAACAGCATTATCAACAGTTTGGAACTGGAAGAATGTACTTTGAATAGCTTTTCCGCCAGTCAATCCGCCTGATGCTGATAATAGAGGAGTTCTATGAGGTGTAACTTTAAAAAGTTCACCTGTAAAGTTATTAATCTCACTTGCTGAGATTGGGCTTGGGGAGCCTATAGCTGCCACAATGCACCTCCTACATTATATCTTATTACTTATACTTAAATTAGTTTTGCTTCTGAGCGTCCATCAAATTTAATTTAGTTCTGATGCTGTCTTTTGCGTTACCAGCTTCAGTAACTTTTTGTAGTAACTCAGATGCGTCTTGTGGTACAACTGATTGTGAACTCTGTTCAAGTGCTTCTACTCTAGCTCTAGCATCACTCTGAACTGCAGTATCCTGTGCAGGTTGTGGTGTCTCCTGTGCAGTAACACCCTCAGCTTCATAGCCATACTCTTGCTTTGCAAACTCTAAAAGTGCTTCATTATTAATGTCACCTTTATACACTTGCTTTAATGCTTTTCCAAATCCAGTGTTTGGGTCTAAGCCAATATTCTTGACAGTACTATCCATTTCTTTTTCCTGAAAAGAAGCTAATTTAGCTTCTAAATCAGCGATAGTATCATCTTTTCTTTTGATGGTTTCACGCATCCGCTTAGCTCCTGAACCTTCTTCAGTAGCATCATATTGTTCGTCTGTCATTTCGTACCTCCTCACAGTATTACCCTTGCAGATAAGCCCTGTGGAAACCTATCGTGGGGCTACAGACCACACTTGACTTTAGATACTGTAGCTCTAACTAAAGTCCTTTACTCTACGATTTTAAGTACAAGATTTCAACGTAGGACTGAAATCCGATTTGCAGGTCTTTAAGCGGACCACGCAACGCTATACACATAGTATACACTATTCTTCTACAAGTCCAACTATTTCGCCAGTTCTTGCTCTAGCAGCACCTAAATCAGCACCACCAATTTCAGATTGTATTTCTGCTTGTATTCTTTGTAACCTTCTTTGTGAACTAACATCACCTAATGCTGCTTCTTCTAAGGTAGATATATCTAGTTCTCTACCTACAGTTTGAGCTAATTCAATAGTAGGTTGTGCAGTTTCATATAATTGTCTAGCTGCATCAACAGTTAATCCTGATTTTCTAAGTTCTTCAAACCTAGCAAATGATTGTGTAAATCCTCTAATACTTGCTTGTGCTTGTAATTGTAATGTTTGTATATCTCCACGTAATACTTTGTCTGATATGTCAGGGTCAACTAATGCACCAAATATAGTAGGTTGGTCAATATCTATACCATATCTATCTCTATATAATCTTTCTACTTCAGGTATTTGATTTACAACTTGGCTATAAACTAAATCTACTCTTTGTTGAAACTCTGCTGCAGATACTTCTCCTGCAATTAAATCTTCAAATTTTGTTTTAAATTGTTCTGTATCTGTAATACCTACTTCAGATAATGTTTCTGCATAGCTAGCTTTAGCAGACATAGCTTCTGCTTCTGACATAATTAATGAACCATCAGCTCTACGTAAAAATCCAAACTCTGATTTCCATTCAGAAGAATTACGTGTTTCAGCTATAGCTAATTGTGTATCATCATATTTAATCCAAGCATCTGCATATTTACGTAAAACACTTTCAGGAAAAAAAGCATATAAACTTCTAGCTGTAGCTAATGCAGTTTCAAATTGTATAGTGCTACCACCAGAAGATACTTCAGCACCTTGTGGTTCTCTTGAGTAACCTACTTTTTCTAGTTCTCTAGCACGTTCTTCTGATACATCATAAAATCCTTCTAAGTCACTTCTATATACTTTTACCATTAACCCTCCAAATACCCTGCTGACCTAGCTATACCAGTACCAAATGCTTCTGATAATCCACTAGCAAAGTCATTAACTGTTTTTTGATAACCACGTTCTAAACCTATACGTTTTAAATCACTTCTTGATTGTGTTTGATTATTTAATTTTATTGCATCAAGTATTGCAACATCATCATCTGCAGGTGTTATACCCCATATGTCTGCTGCTTGTGATTTATATGTATTAAGAATATTTTGCCATTTAACATCTCTATCATACATTCCATATTGCACCATTCTCATGTCTTTTAATTCTTCAATAAACTTATCTTCATAGCCACCTATATTACGTATCTTGCCTGCTATCTCTGCAATATCCATATCTATTTGATTATGCATGTGTTGTGGTAAGTAAGTATTAAGTAGTGATTGTACTTTAGTTTCACCAGTAGATATTTGTGTAGTATCTGTAAAAGCATCTGCAATATCTTTATCTACTTTAAATGGTGAATATGGGTCTAATGCAGCACTTAATTGTTGTGTTACTTTAGTAGCAGTAAATTTACCACTAGCCCATTTTTCTGCAAGAATTTTTGCTCCTTTATCAGTTACTTCTCCACCTAGTTCTACAGCTTGTGCTTTAATGGTTGCATAGTATTGACTTACTTTATCTTTATAACCAATAGGGTTAGTTGCTCTTTCTATAGCACCATTGTATTCATCTTTACTTAAATTATATTTAGTAAGAAACTCTGCCATTTGTGCAGGGTTAAGTTCATAACTACCTGTTTCTGCATAATTTTCTTGTACTATATTAAGATACTCACTATCTTTCCACCAATATAACTCGTCTGCAATAATGCTCATATCATCTATAAACGATTGCACAGGACTTATATCTACTAAGTCTGATTTTAATTCTGAGTAACTACCTGCTGATACTATCTGTCCACCAATACTTAAATTGTTAAATTGATTTAAAGATACTTTTTTATTAGGTAATGTATTAAGAACTTCTTGTTTTAAAGCACCACGTTGTAGTTCTTCATCTATATCGGTAACAACAGATATTTCATTTGCAGGTACATGCCACAAAAAGAAAGTACCAGTAACATCTTCATACCCCATAAAGTATGCAGTATCAATTCTACCGCCTTCTGTTAAATTACCTTCTTCATCTGCTTTAGCACCTTCAACTACTATTATCTGTGTACCTTTAGGTCCGTAAGTTATCTCACTCATCTGTTTAACATCTTTCCTATCCAACTATATGCATTAGCACTAGGGGATATTTTATCTGCTCTTTCTATTCCTGACTGCATGTTAGACATAACTGTTTCTGTAAACTTATTTATATCATCTTTTGTAGCTTGACCCATAAGAATTTGTGATTGTAATAAATCTGCTTGACCTTTAGATTTAGCTGCTTCAAATGTTAAATTACCAAACCAATTAACTGCTTCTGCGGTAACATATGCTTTAGCTGCTGCAGGTAAACCAATACTACTTATCAATCCTGCTATAGCTTTTTCTACTGGGTCTAACCAATCTAATGCTTTTAAAATTTTTGTACCTCTAGGTTTTCCTGAAGTATCTAGTACATTTTCGTCAAAATCTACATCTACTTTTTCTGGAAACATATCTGCGTTAGATTGTTCTAATGCTGCTAATGTATCGTCCATCTGTGCTGTAGGGTCTACACCTCTTGTTGTATTTTCATTAAGCCATTCTCTTGCAGACAATGCTAAATCATCATTAAAATTTGCAACCATATCTTGTGCAACATCAGTTTTAAAATCATTTTTTAATTTATTAATATTACTTTCAGACATAGTTTTAGTATCAGATACCCAGTCTTTTCCTGTTTTTTCAAAATACCATTGAGCTATATCTTCATCTGTCGTTTCTAACATATAAGCATCAAAATTTTTATTAGGGTCTTTAAATCCATTATTTGTATTATTTATTTTTTCTACTTTCATTAAAGGTTGTTTATCTATTGCACGTTTTTTATTTATTTCTTTCATAAAATTAATATTACGTTTTTTATCTTTTTGTACAATTTCTTGTAACTCAGAAGTTCCAGAATAATTACTATCTAATTTTTGAGATGTATCATATATCCATTCACTATGTAAAAATGCAATATCTACTTTTCCTGAAACAATATCTTCTACTGGAACAAACTTTGCAGATACAGCATCATCACCTGCTATAGGAATAAAATTTTCATTAACAATAAATATTTTTCCACTAACATCTACACCATCAGGAAATCTTACGTCCCAATCAAACCTATCTTTTTTTGTCGGTAAATCTATTGTTTTTTTAATATCTTTGTTTGTTAAACCTGTTTCTTCTAATGCTTCTCTAGCAACAAAATCTTCTACTTTATCTGCACCTTCTTTAAATCCACCAGGTAAAGCAAGTCCTCCTTGATGAGGTCCTCTTTTTCTTTCAATTAACAACACATCAAAACTACCACCTCTAGGTCTAACAATAATTGCATCACCAGTAGTTTGTTTACCTGTTTTTTTATAAACAAAATCATTAGTAACTTCATTTATTTCATCAGAAAAATCAGGATTATAATATGGGTCTTGTTTAGGGTCTCTTGCCATTATATTTGTCCTAACATAGCTTGTATTAATGATGCCTGTTGTCTTCTAGCTGCATTAGCTTGTTCTATAACAGACACTTCTTTTTCTAAATCTTGTTCTATTTGCCTACTTACTGCAGCTTCAGGGTCAGTTATTTGAAATATATCTGTACGTAATTCACGTTCAGGTACAGTAACTTGTCTTCCTTCAAATTCTAATGTTCTTTCACTATCTACAAATATACGTTCTGCTTGTATTGCTTTTTCTAACGCCTCTAGTTGATTAAATCTATTTGAGTATTGTTTAGCAAGTTGTGTAGCATATCTATCTTTTTCTTTAGCTGTAGCATCTCTAGGTACTATTTGATTAAATACTTCGTCTATTGTATCTTCCATTTCTTCATAGGAAGGTACTGTATATCTACGTGCTAATGCTTGTGTAAACTGTTGGTCTTCTAATTTTTTTTGTAATTCTTCCTGTTTACGTACATCTCTACCTACACCTTGTACAGCTTGGTCTAACATAGCTCTAGCAAATATTATTTCATCACTTTCGTTTTCTAAAAAGCCGTATTGTCCATCTTTATATTGTTGTATAAGTGCTTGACCTTCTTCACTGTTTATATCTATCTTAAAATTTTTGTCTGCATAGTCCATTAATATAGACAATACTTGTTCTGTTTTTTGTCCAAACTGGTCTTCATCATCAAAATAATCAGAAGCTACTACACCATTTCTAACTAAATCATTTTGTAATCCACCGATTAATTCAGGTGATATTGTTTCGTTATATAATGCTGTAAACCCTTTAGGAAATATAGAAGGTAATGTAAGTTGTTCTAAACTACCTGTTTCAGAGTTATAAGAATAAAATACTCTTTCTCCAGTTAATGCACTTAAATCAAACCCTGCTTCTTGAAATGCTTTTTGTACACTTTCATCAACAGCAGATTGTACTTTGTCTTCAGTTACAATACCCCCACCAGTTGGTTCTCCTCGTACTGCAGCTATTTCACTTATAATAAAATCAATGGCTTCTTCATCTTGTGTTTGTACAGCAGCAAGTACTCTATCGTAAAAACCACCTAATGCTTGTCTACCTTCAACACTTTCTATTTGGTCAATAGTTATTCCGAATGTATCAAATATTTTTTTCTCTAACTCAGTCATTAAATATACCCATTACCTCTGTATCGTCTCTAAATAATCTACTGTAAACACCTATCCAAACGTATTTAAAATCAGGATACTGCTCAATAATTGACTTAGCAATTTGTGCAACACCTAATCGTAATGCTTTTGCTTGTGTGTCTCCACTTGTTAACCACCATTCAGGATTGTCAGTAGGTGACAGTTCAGCAGATATTTCTGCTGCTTGTTCCCATACAGGGTTAAACTCAGCAAATGCCTTACCACTTTCTGTAGTCATTATAGTATCATTATTTAACCATTTATTCTGCATTTCTTCTAATACTACTTTTGCTTTTACTGGATTAATTAATCCATAATCTCTTTGAAATCCTGGTAGTTCGTTAATTAAATAATTTCTATAAACACGTAGTAATACTGTTTCTTCTTTACTTTTAAGACCCATAGCTTCTACTTGTTCTTTAAATGCTGTGTATCTAAAGTATCCTAATGTATCATTTACTTGTCTTTGATACTGCTCAGGGTCTAATGTTTCTATATCACCTTTGTTAAATGCATCATACATTTGTGCATAATTTCTTTCATCATAAGGACTATCAGGTAACACATAGTATTTAGACAATGGCACTGCATCTAATACTTCTTTATTTTTTGATTGAAACTCCATAACTCTATCTGTAAATGACTGTCTACCAACTTTAGATTGTGTCTTAGGTGCTGTTAACCAACCATGTTCTATACCATATATAGATACAAATTCGTTAAATGCTGCAATATTATTATTATCATTTGCGTCAATTAATTTTGTATATTCTTTGGCTAGTTGTTGTGTACCCCAATATTTACCATTCTTGTCTTCTATATAGTATCTTGGTGTCCAACCTGTAGGTAAAAAGAACTGTGATATACCTCTAAATAAATATAACTTAGATGCTTGTAACTTAGAATACTCAAGGTATGCTTCGTCAACAGTAAGTCCTCTTTCTAAATATCTATCTAATTTACCTTGTTCTGCAAGTGCTTTATCTCTACCAACAGCTTTACCATATTTATATACATCAATAGTTGTAGATGCACGTAATTGTGATGCTTCATCTCCTACACCAATAGCTGCTGTAATTTTTTGTAACCATGCAGGCAAAGGTATAATATCTTTTGCATTTGGTGGTCCAAACTCACCATACAATAATCCACGTACTTCATTTCCTAATCCGTGTCTTGGTAATACTTTGTCAGCAAGTACACCTACATAAGGTAATGGTGCAGGTATAAAACCTTGTCCTAATAAGTTTATTCCTTGCACAAATCCTTTAGGTGCGATACGTACATCTGATTGTTCTCCAAATATAGAGTTAGTAAGAAAGTCAGAACCAGGGTATACAAACATTTCGCTACCACTACCACTAGGGTCAGGTGCAAAGAAACCTTCTCCTGTATAACCAACAGCATCAGAACCTCTAGCACCAGTTACTGCAAGTTGTGCTTGTCTTGCTCTATATGGATTGTTTATAAGTAATTTACTCCATGTTTGTGCAAGTTCAAACCATACTTCAGGGAATGGAAATATGTTTCTAGTTATATCAGATATTAAATGTTTTTTAGATGCGTCATATAATAATTGTTTTGTAGCAGATAAACCATATGCTTTGCTTTGTACATTTGCTAAATCATAATCATCTATCTTACGTACTGCAGTAATACCTTTTTGACCTTCTAATTCTTCTATAAGTTTTTTAGGTATCTTTGCTTCTTTAGCTTCACCAATAAATCTAACTTGTAAATCATCTGACATACTGCCAAAGTTATCACTTATCCATTGCCATCTATATTGTTTAAATACAACAGACCTAGATAAATATGCATTAGGTTTTGTCATCAAATGTTTAAATGCAGTATCAACCATTATGTCTAATCTATTTTCTACTTTTCCTAAAAATCCTGTAATTGGTGGTTGTGGTTTGTGATATTTTACTAAACCAAACTCTACACCTTCATCTACAAAACTAGATAGTCCTTTATATATTTTTGCTAAATGGTCTTTGCCATATTCTTTAGTTACATCATTAATAAAACCTATTTTTGTACCACTAGGTGTTTCTAACTTACCTGTCCATATAGCTTCACGTAATCTAGCATCACCACCATATGCACCAAATTTATAACTATATTTATCTCCTGCAACATAATTAACACCTTCTTTTAATAATTCGCCTGTCTTCATTCTTATTCTTGCTTCTACAGATGCTAAGTATGCGTCCATATCATTTGTGTTAGTAAGTAATCCTTGCATTTTTTTACCACCTAAACGTGCTAAATCTTGTCTTAGTGGTAATGCAGCTTTACTTCTAAACCATGCTTTTGATGCGTCATTAAAACCATTTTCAGCTAAATATCTAGCTATAGGGTCATTACGTAATTGCATAAGTTCAAATGCAACACCTTTTATATAATTATCTTCACCTTTTCTAAGAGCAACATAATCTCTACCCATCTTGCCTGCTTTAGTAGGTCTACCTCTTAATGCTCCTGCAGTCCAGTTACTGTTAGTAATTTCTGCAAATTCAAGACTTTCTCTTAATTTTGCACTATCTACACCACCTGCAGAAATAATATCTTTACCTTTTATTTTTACACCATGACCATGTGACCTAGCCCATATCATATAATCTGCAGGGTGAGTAAACATACTGTCTATACCTGCTGCTGCCATTCTTAAACTTTCTTCTAAAAAAACTCTAACAAACCAAGCACCTCTTAAAAGTACTAATGGTTTAAATAAATTACGTGTCATATAATCAAGTGTTAATGTGTATGCATCATCTGTAAGTCCAGGACTAGCAATTAAACCTTTATAATTTGTATCACCCTTTAATAATTGAATAGCACTTCTACCAGTATGTTTTAAACTTGCACGCAATCCACTTTCAAACTCATCACCATATGTAGTAAATACTTTGCCCATAGCTCTGTTAATTAATCTGTAATCCATAAGTGGTGCATATAATTCAGACCCTTCTGCTAATAAATGCAATGAAGGTACAAGCATTTCTACTTTTTCTCCATTAGGTCCACGTTCAATTATTGTTTCTACAACATCACCAACAAATGGCATGTTTTCACCAGTTAAGCTATCTACAAAATATTTTCTAATATCTGCATTTGTTTCAAATATTTTTTTAGCAATCATAGTTGAAGGTAGTCTTTTACCACTAGCTTTAGCTCTTGCTTCATCTCTTAATATTTGTTGATATGCAAATCTTTGTATTTCTTCAAAATTACCATCTTCAATATCTATAAGTTCATCTACTATTGGTTTCATTTCATCAAACTTATAACCTGTAGCTTGCATATGAGATATTAAATTTTTAACTGCATTGTGTCTGTTTGTAAAAGATAAACCTACTTCAGGTGTAACACTTAATGTTTTATTCCAATATGGTTTTAATCCTGAACGTAATGTAGCACTAAAGCCCATAAGTTCTGCAAAACTGTCTGTTGCTACAGGTTCTTTTCTAAGTACGTTTATTGCACTTTTAACACCACTACCTAAATAACCACCAATACTTCTAAATGCAGCATCTTCTTTACCTATAGCAGATAATGCCCTACCTGCAGTTCTTTTTACAATATTTTGACTTTGTGATAATTCTTGACCTGTAAGTGCAGATTGTCTTAATACAGCATTAGTAAGTCCTGATTGTTTACCAGGCATTTGTGTAATTACACCTGTATCAAATAAATTGTCTAATATATCTCTAACTTCTAAATAACTTTTGCTGTCTGCAATTTGTTTTGCAACTTTATAATCAAGTTGGTCTAATCCTGGTGTAGTCATAATCTTTGCTACATTTTCTTCTTCTGTTAATGCACGTGTTACATTTCTACCATAAGGACTATTCATTAAGTCTCTTGAAGTATTTTTAAATAATGATTTACGTGTACCACTAATTACACCTGCTTGTTTATAAAGTTTACGTCCTGCTCTAAAATCTGCTTTGTCTTCAGGTGACAATGTTCTAATTAATTGACCATTACGTCCTGATATTTTTACAGGTTTATCTACAAATGGGTCAACACTATCTCCTAATGCATCTATGTTTTTGTTAAACATATTTAGATAGTTATCTACTTTTGTTGCATTTCTTGTATCAAGTAATTTATCTACAGAAGTTGCAGCTTTACCTAATTTACCTAATACACCTATACCTTTAGCTAATGGTAAGTCTGCACCTAACATTGCACCTGCATCAATAATTCCTGACATTACATTTGCAGCAGTTGTACCTGAAGGTATAACATTATAAGTAATTGCTCTACCAGGACTATATGGTTGTAATACTCCTGTATCTAATCCTCGTTTATTTCTCCACCAATTAGATACACTAAACCAATCATTAATATTGCTACCAGGTCCTGCATAGTTAGAACTTCTACCTTCATAAAACATAATTTTATTTGGGTCATTTAAAGATGTGTACTCTTGTATTCCTAATGCTTCGTTTGCTTTTATAGGTGTACCTATATTGTCATAAAATATTTTTCTTGCTTCTTTTTCAGAATATCCCATATCAACAAGTCTGTGATAACGTGCATCATCTTCTGCTAATATACTTTCAAATAAAAATTTTCTACCTTCTCTTTGGTAGTTAACAGGATTACCTGATATAGCTTCTCTAAAAGCAGCAGCAAATGCAGTTTGACCTGCCATATCATTTGCTTCGCTCCACATATTTATATAAGAACGTAATTCACCCCACATATTTTTATCTTTACCAATGTCAGGTACTGTTGTATTAGATACATACATTTGTAAATTAGATTGTGCTTCTTCAGGTGAATATCCTTCTTGTAACCATTTATCGTAATACATTAAATCTGCAACGTACTTACGTTGTCTATTTAACATACGTATTTTTTCTCCAAAACTTTCTACAGCAAGTAAAGCCCATATACCTATTTCAGCATCACCTTTAACTGCCTTTAATAAGTTAACAGTCATATCTTGATGTTCAGGATATAAATATTCTCCATTAGCATCAGTAGATGCAAGTTCCCATGCAGTCTTACCTGCTTCTGCTTGTTTAACTGCATACTTATCTGCAATATTTTCTATTGCAGGACTTTCAGGATTAACACCTAACATAGCCATAGGAGTAAGTAAACCTTTAGGTAAATTTGGAAATTTATTACTTATAGCAATTAAATTTTTAGCAACATCTACAGTTACATTTTTTTTAAGATTTTGCCATTTAGTATTTCTAGCTTCGTTCTGTTTTAATAAATATTCTTCGTAGACTGGGTCAGGAAAATACATTAGTTACTTCCTTGATTAATCAACTCCGATATTATTGAACTTGGCATTATTTGATACATTGCAGCTAATAACATGTTCTCATCTTCATCAATAGCTTGCATAGGTGGACTTCCTGCACCTAACATAGCTCCCTCTGTTATAGGTTCTGCAGGTCGTTCTGTTGGTGCAAATACATTTGGTATAGATACTTGTTGTTGTGCAGGTAAAGGTGCAGATTGTTGCTGTTGTGTTAATGCTTGTTGTTCACCATAAGGCATACCAGGTATTCTTCTTATAGGTTGTGTACTACTACCTGCCCCACCATCTGTTCTTGCAGATAAAGCACCTGGTCCACTTACAGGAGCAGGATTACTTGGTTGCCTATATCCACCTCTACTACGTTTCTTTGCCATAATCCTCCATTACAACTATAAAAATACCTGGATACGGACTAATAATTTCATATGCTTGTTCCATATTTATTATTTGTGTATCACCATATTCTTCGTTAATTAAACTCCAAAACTCGTTTTCTATAAAATCCTCTGTCATTATACAAGTCCAAATGCTTCTTGAATACTAGGTGTTTGTTGTGGCATAGCTTGAGCCATTTGTTGTTGTTCAATCATTGCCATTTGCTCAGGGGATAGCTGAGGTTCTTCAGGTGTATAAAACTGTTTAAGTATTTCTGTCATAGCGTTTGGATTTTCATATATAGCTATAACTGCCATAGTTGCAGCAGCATCACCTTGTGCTGACCTAGATAGTACACTATCAAACAATACAGTTTCTGCTTTGTTTTTACGTATACGTTCTTGTACTTTTGCAATATTTTCTAATCCATCAATGTTATCTTGCAAAGTTTCTACATCTATAACGCCTGCTTGTAGTAACTGTAAACCTGTAACAATTTTTTGTGGCTCATCAAAACCTGCCATAACACCATATATACGTCTTGTCTTATGGTCGCCACCAATATCAGTAAGTGGTTTATAGTTTTCAGAAAAAGATGTTCCATTAAAATAACCTGCCATAGGTTTACTTTCTGCACCAGTTTCTAATGTAATAATTTCATCTAACTCAAGTCGTTTGTTATCCATTTCAGATACACCGACTTTAATTATTTCTCTGTACTCATTAATCATAAGTGACATAGAACTATTTAATTCTGCTAATCCTGCACCAGTAGCTACGCTTGCAGGTGATTGGGCATCATCGGTTACTGGGTAACCTCCTACAAGCCGTAACTGTCTTTCTAACCTGTCTACTTGTTGAAATAGCTGATATGGTATGTTATTCGCAGGTTTAGAAACTTGTGTACCTGGAGCTAAATAGTTAACAGCAAATCTACCTTTACGATATTGTCCGCTTTCTAGCTCACCTGAAATATTTGTTTCTGTAAATACAGCGTCTTCCATAGCAATAGCTGACATAATATTTATCTTTGCCATCATTGCCATAAGACCTATTGTGTGGTCATACTGACCTTTTAATTCATCAAAACTAAATCGTTTCATAAATACAAAAGGCACTGTACTTAGTGGATTAGGTATGTAGTCAAACAGTTGTCTAGTTTCAGGATATACAATGTATGTACCTGTAATATCGTAGTACTCAATAATATCTACACCTTGACCAGTGTTATCTTCCCAGTCTGCTTTTTGTACATTACCTCTGTCATAACCAATAAGTGATGTACTTGAATTAGGTGTAGCACCTGTTTTTTTCTTTTCGTTTGGTTTAAGAATTATATTTTTATACTCAGGATATATTTGTGCAAGTTTCCATCTAGGTACACTTCTAAGTATTGCTAACTCTTGTGGTTTTTGGTCAGGACCAAAGTTACCTGGAAATGTATCATATGGGTCTCTAAGTTCTGCTTGTGGATATACAAAACCATTTTTATCCATTTTGCTATTAATAACCCATGCACAATAACCATAACCTGGTAGCCATCTAGCAGCTTGTGCTAATTGTAAATTTAATCTTTGTTTCTCGTCATATGATGAAACAATACGTTCTAGTTTTTCTGCTCTAAGTCTTGCTCTATCACTTTCGTTATTATTTAAAACATCAACACGTACTTGTGGTACACCTGATATTTTTTGTGCAAGTCTATCAATACCTGATTGTAAAAGGTTTGGAGCGGGTAATAAGTCTGCATCTGCAGTATCCATTTGATTACCTAGTAATGCACGTATACCATCTGCACCACCATTAAGTATTGCTTTAATTCTGTATTTATTTAATTGTCTACTATCACTAGGAGTTCCTGCAACTAATTCTTGTGCTGCGTCTATAACTTCTTGTGCTGACTTCCTATTTAAATCTATTGCCATGGTGCGTCATTCATCTCTGTTATATTATAACCACTAAAACTTGGATTGTATTCCATTCCTACCTCTGCTAAATGTTCTTTCTGTACACGTCTAAATACTTTCATAGGAAACCAACTTGCCATTACAATGTCAGTTTTATGCTTGTTTCTGCTAGAAACTGGCTTACCATCAAAGTACACTAATTGTCTTTTATAACTATCTATTTTAGCTTGACTTTCTGAATTGCCATAAGGTAAATGAATTTTATTTGCCTCAAACAATTCTGCCATTGCACCTACACCATATAGTGGGTCGTGCTTGTTTTTGCCTGTAAGATGTCCTTGTAATAAAATACCTGTACGTAATACAAATTCTTTTATATTATTGTCTTGTCTAATTGCTGTTTGAAATCCGTTTTCTTCTATTATCCAATGTGATAAATCATATTTGTGCCACCAGTCACTTATTATTTGTGCAGCAGCTCTAACACCACCACCTTGTTGATTATCTATATCTATACAATAAAGTTCTGAGTTCCACGTATCTATACCCCATAATACTGCAGCTTGATAACCACTAGCTGACGGGTCAAGTCCTGCAACAAGTTGTAATTGTTTTGGAATAGTTCCTATTACTAAATCTGTACGTTTACAACTATCAATAGCATCAGGACTAAATATTTGTGTGCCTTGTACATATGCTTGGTTAAAATAAACCATTTCAAATATTTGTTTACCACCTGTTGTTTCTGCAGCTTTCATTCTTGACATCAACCATTTGTGTGAACGTTTACTAGACCACAACATACAGTCATTATGTTCTTCGTGTGATACTTCAGGTAAGTCACATTCTAAATCGTGTGCAGTTTCTACAATAGATGTGTAGTTGTCGTTGTTTAATAAATGATGATATAAGTCATCAGGGTGCTGTCTTGAACCAATTACTACTACAGCAGTATGTTCCTCTTTACGACTTGATAATGTTGTAGTCCACCATTGTCTTGTGTTTTCTCTAGCACCAGGTTGCATAGTAGTTTGATGGTCTTCAATGTCGTCTGCAATAATTATGTCACAGTCTCTTGATAAAATCTTACCACCTTTACCTACAGCAACCATAGTTGGTGACTTAATACCAGGAACTGTCCTAGTACCTACAGTAAATTGATTAGATGCCCACATTTTACCTGACCTATTATCAGGTTTAAAACTTTTGCCTGGTTCACAGAAATCTTCTTTTAATCTATCGTTACTTTCAAGTTGGTCTAGTACAGAAGACACAGCATTCTTTGCAATATCCTCGTTACCACCTACCCACATAATTCTTACATTAGGGTTTTTACATATTTGATATACTGCAAAATGTATTAATAGTTCTGTCTTTCCGTGTCTAGGGGGCGACAGTATCAGTAATTCTTCTCCGTTATCTATAGAATTAATTATGTTGTTTATCCAGTTTTCATGAAATTTTGCTGTCTCGTACTTCTCACCAGTTTCAGTCGCAAAGTAGTTCTGCCGAAAGGCGGAAAAATTTTTTAATGATTTTTCGGCTTCCTTAGACACTTCCCAATCTTCAGCATCTAGTTTATTTTGTAGGTCTATCTGATAAGCAGCGTTCATTTTAGAAATAGTTGCAATCGGACAACCAATAACTTCTGCTGCCTTAGTAGCAGTTAGCTCACTATTCATAACTTTGTCAGCTAAACCACTGTCTACATACTCTTGGTAATACTTGCCTTTCATTGGGGTCAATGCAGAGTATTTACTATTTATAGGTTTGTCTTGTTTTTTGTTATGTCTGTACTCTTTCATATACTGCCTACGCTGACATTGAGTAGAACAATACTTGGATTTGTTTGCTGTTAACCTTTTTCTACAGTTAGTAGCGTGACATACTTTCTTAGACATATATTCCTATCTTTTTTGTAAAGATTTGTGTAATGATAATTATATGGTAACATACTTTAAATTACAAACATTGGGAATAAGTAATTTGTTACAAGTGAAGTGGCAATCGGGGTGCCGAAAGCTCAGGATAGGTCAAACTATATAGCAGTAACACAAACTGAGTACTCAAGGACTTATGAAATTTTCCAATCAAACCTCACTCCCCCTATAGCCCGCTACGCTCAAAAGGAGTACAAAAACCCTTATCTGACTTACCTTTACAATGTTTTACTAGAATATTTTTTAGTACTTACATATATACAGGTGGGGGTACGCACATTAACACCTGTGGGTCATACGCATTATGCACACGCATATATGCAGGTAGCCCGTACACATAATGCATAGGCACATATGTCATGTGCTTGTGTACACAGATGTATGCACCTATATGCAGGGGTATGCAAGTTAAACACCACTATATGTAGTAGTATGAAGTTCTTTGCTACCGAATGAAACTCTTAGACTATTCTTATAGAATAGAGTACAATGAAGTACACAAGATATTGTGTTTCCCAATGAGACCACTAGATGTAGTGGGTATTGCCGAGAGGTAATAGTATTTAACCCCTTACGGAGTAAGGGGATTAAATACATTAATCCGTGTGAGAAAGCTGAGAAAAAAATGCAGAAATTACAACAACGCATAGACTTGCAAGAGCAAGTACTTAGGTGTACAGACGTACATCAGGGGTATCACCCACGCAATACGCTAGATAAATCTAGCGAAATCGAGTGCGTGAGAGAATTCCTCAAAGACGGGTTCTACTTCGGGGCAAAGTTCGTTCGTGAGCTTACGGACGATGAAATCAGAGATTTCATTGGTTGGGTTCGTGTGAATGGGCGTGTATCCCGTGTGGACATACCTATGAGCCAATGCCGAATTTGTGCAAGTTGGACTAGGAACGTAGTTCCTCGTGGGTACACAGACATGGGTTATGTGTGTGAGGAATGCGACCAACACGAGCCGTTTTAGGAGGTTTTAACCCCTACTTTAGTAGGGGGTATAAAACCCCTAGAGATTGGAGAAAAAAATGACCTATCAAGACCCTTGGGATATTCCCGTGAACAAGCATTGTTCAGCTTGTTTCAAGTTCATAGATTACTCCGTCAATCAAAAGATTGACGAGGGTTGGTTTGAGTGGGATACAGAGCCACTTCCGAGCATGTACGCTTGTTCGTACGAGTGTTCGCACGAGTTGGAAATGGCTTGAATGAGATGTTAGGATATTTAACCCCATACAGAGTATGGGGATTAAATACCTATTGCTGATGAAAAAACAAAGCATGAGCCGTTGAGGTGGAGCTAAAACACGTGTCAGCTACGTGTACCTGCGTGTGCAGGTGGACATGCCTATATGTATGTGGGGTGTGTCCAAGTGTACACACATAC